CGCCTTCCAGACGACCATCCACTCCGTCGGCGCGCGCCCGCGACGTTGTCCGCGCAGCGCCAGCGGGCCCGTGACGTCCTCGGCCGGTCTCGCTCGGTGCTCTGGCTCGGCGACTGCCCGACCACGTTCCAGGTGCCGGTCGACGTGCTCACGCGGGTCGACGGGCAGCTCGTCACGCTGGTCGGTGAGGTCGGCTGCTGGACGCTGGACCACGCCGCCATGGTTGACGATGGCGGCGAACGGGAGATCTGGCGCCGCTCGCGACTCGGCCTTCCGCGCGACGAGGAAATGCCGCTCGTGCGCTGCATGTCTTGCGACCTGGTCATCGACCCGGCGCGCGTCGAGATCTCCGACATGGTGATCGAACACCTGCAGGCTCAGACGGGAGGATGAAGGGATGGAAGAGAGCGAGCTGCGTCAGCAGTCGGCTCGTGGGGCTAGCGAGCGTCCTGGCTCGTGGCACATCCTCCGAACTTCCTGCAAATGCGGCGGGAGCTGGGCGTGGTACCGCGTCCGGCCGTCCGGAATGCTGGAGGGCCAGGGCTGCGTCTGCCACCACCCGTGGACACTCGCGCTATGGGCGGGCTGAGCCATGGCTGCTGCTGAAACCGGCACGGCGAGCGAGGTAGCGCGGGCGCTGCGGATCCCGATCGGGACCGTGTGGCGCTACAAGAGCCAGGGTGCGATCCGCCCGGCCGGCCGGGACGCACGCGGCCGGCCGCTGTACCGGCTCGTCGACGTCGCGGCCGAGCGGCATCGTCGGCGTGTCGCGACGGGTGCTGTAACGCTCTGACCTGGGGCGAAGGGTACAGTCCTGACGATCCCAGAATTTTGCCCTGGGGTATTGACGTGTGGTGGCCACCGGGCGGGCGCCGGTGACGCCGTCCGCGCACCCGAGCCGTCAGGGTGACGACCTGGGCGGCCACGGGCCCGACAGCCTTCGTCAGGTGGTCGGGCGCTCGGCGGGCCGGTTCGATTCCGGGCTTCCACTCCCATGCGAGGGGGCGACCATGACCGTCCCGCTCGCGCAACCACTGCCTGGGCTGCCGATATCGACGGTGACGGGTAGCTGCCCGCTCTGTGGCCTGCCGGGGCCGCGTCACGAACAGTTGCTGCACCGGATCGCGGCGGCGCGCGAGCCGCTGTGTGGCTGTGACCCGGACGAGCACGACGGCACCGGGCCGTGCATCCTGTCGGCCGGCCATATCGGGATCTGCGTGGGCCTGGCCCTCGATGCCGACGGTTCGCCGGCCGGCGAACCGATCGTGTTCGCCTGCCGCGCCGACGACGCACCGCGGCACCCGCTGGTCGGCTGATGGCCGAGCCGGCCGGGCAGCTGGTCCGGGTCGAGGCGGGCGGTTACCGGATTGTGCGCGAGCAGGCGCGGGAGTTCTCGCCGTTGCTGGCCCGGGAACTCGACCGGGCGCTACGTGAGGCGGGAAAGCTCGGCGCGGATGTCGCGCGGCGGCGGATCCGTGAGATGCCGTCCCAGGGGCTGCACCGGGCGCACCATGGCACGGCCGCGCGGCCGCGGTTCCTGCGGCAGAAGATCGCCGACAACATCCGCGTGTCGGCCGGCCGCTACGGTGTGCGGATCACGTCCTCGGCGACCGGGATCAGCGGTAAGAACGCGCGTGGCCTGCTGCGGCGGATCGACGAGGGCAAGCGGTTTCGTCACCCGACGTTCGGGCGCAAAGGTAAAGGCGACTGGCACGACCAGGAAGGCTGGCCGTTCTTCCGGGAGCCGATCGCGGGGACTCATGACGACGTCCGTGACGCGGTCGCTGAGGCGCTGCGCCGTGCGGCCGAGGCCATCGCTGCCAGGCACTGAGCGATGCCTCGCCAGGGCAGCACTACACAGCGTGGCTATGGTGGCGATCACCAGCGGCTACGGGCCTCGACGATCGAATCGGCCTACGGCACGCTCTGCGCGCGCTGTGACCAGCTCATGGAGCGTGGCCAGGCCCTGAACCTCGATCACAGTGATGATCGAAAGACGTATTTGGGCTGGTCACATGCCCTGTGTAATGCCATCGCAGGGGGTAGGAAGCGATGGGAGCAACAGAGCGTTACAAGGTTCCCGACGTCCCGGGCGTGGTGACAGATAGTAGCGCCGATTTGAGGGGTGAGGCTGACCAAGAGTCAGCGTCTGGACGCTCACGCCCTCCCTCTGCGCGTGCGAGCAGAGCGAAACATGATCGAACAACACGCGCTGTGCACAGCAAGGCCCAAGCCGGCCGCCGGAGCGCTCTCAATCGGGTGCCAGGCGGGGGCGGGGGTCGATATCCGTGGGGCGGGACGGGCGGACCCCACACACCAGCCAAATCTCCCCCCGCGCCACGACGGCCGTCACCCTCGGTCACTCGTGACACTGCGTGACCAGTAACCCAGCGTCACCAGCGACCGGGAGTGACGACGATCTTGGCCGGGAGGGCCGGTGACTGCGCGTGACGACGGCCCGGGGCCGGTCGAGAGCGCGGCCCGCGTCGAGCTCGCCGCCCTGGCCCTCGACGTCGCCCGCGACACCTCGGCGGCGACCGCGCTGGCGCTCGCCGCGCGCCTGGACAACGTCGCCGGCCCGGGCGCCGCGGCCGTCGCTCGTGAGCTCGAGGCCGCGATGGAGCGGCTGCGCGCTCGGGCGGCCGCGGCGCGGGCGACCGCGAACCCGCTCGACGAGGTCCGCGCCCGGCGCGAGACGCGCCGTGCCGCCAGGTGACCTGACCCTCGCCGGGACCCGCCCGCCGACGCTGCGCTGCGCGCCGCCGGCGCGCGGCGGCTCCGGCGAGGAGGCCATCCAGCTCGCCGCCGATGCCGGGCTGGCGCTGGACCCGTGGCAGGCCGAGGCCCTCGTCGACGCGCTTGGTGAACGGGCGGACGGTAGCTGGGCCGCGAGCGACGTCGCTGTCGAGGTGCCTCGCCAGAACGGCAAGGGCTCGATCATCGAGGCCCGGGAGCTCGCCGGCCTGTTCCTGCTCGGCGAGCGGCTCGTCATCCACACGGCCCATGAGGTCAAGACCTCCGGTGAGGCGTTCCTGCGCGCCGAGGCCCTGTTCATGAACGTCGACTGGCTGCGTAAAGAGGTCAAGCGCGTCAACCGCAGCCACGGCGAGGAGGGCATCGAGCTGCTGTCTGGTCAGCGGCTGCGCTTCATCGCCCGGTCCAGGAGCTCGGGGCGTGGGTTCACCAGTGACTGCCTGATCCTCGACGAGGCGTTCCAGATCGCGGACACCGCGATGGCCGCGCTACGCCCGACCCTGTCCGCGCGGCCCAACCGCCAGATCTGGTTCCTGTCCTCGTCGGTTGACCGGCTCGTGCACCCGCACGGCGCGGTGCTGGGCCGGCTGCGCGCCCGGGCGCAGTCGAACGACCCGGGGCGGCTGGTGTACCTGGGCTGGTCGGCGATGGAACGCGACGCCTGGGAAGCGATCGAGGAGAAGGAACGCGAGCGGCTGCGCCGTGATCCGGAGATGTGGGCCCGGGCGAACCCTGCCTACCCGCATCGGATCGACGCCGAGGCGATCCTCGGCGAGCTCGGCAGCATGTCGCCCCGCGACTTCGACGTCGAACGGTTGGGCATCGGTGACTGGCCCGCTGACGGTGATGGCTGGGAGGTCATCACGGAACGTGAGTGGGCCTCGACCCTCGATGGGGGCAGCACGCTCGGTGATCTGCTCGCGATGGCGGTCGACGTCACGCCCGACCAGCAGCACGCCTCGATCGCCGCGGCTGGCCCGGCGGCCGGTGGCGGGCTGCATGCCGAGCTCGTCGAGCACCGGCCCGGTACGGGCTGGCTGCCTGACCGGCTCGCCGAGCTCGTCGCGCGCCACCGGCCGGCCGCGGTCGCACTGGATGCGGCCGGGCCGGCTGGGACGCTGCTCGTGCCGCTCGCCGAGCGGGGCCTGGACGTCGTCCAGGTCACCAGCCGCGAGTACGCCCAGGCCTGCGGCCGGCTGCGCGCGCTGGTCCGCGACGGTCAGGTCCGCCGCCTCGACCAGCTGCCGCTGACCGCGGCTGTCGCCGGCGCCCGGTCGCGGCCGCTCGGTGACGCCTGGGGCTGGGCCAGGCGCTCGACCAGCATCGACATTTCCCCGCTGGTCGCGGTGACTCTCGCGCTGTGGGCGGTCGAGGCGCGGGCGACTCCGCCGCCGGCGACCGCGCCCAGCACGCCCGAGCCGGCGGTATCGGGCAATCCGTGGCGCGGCGGCGGCCGCCTCAAGCTGTGAGGAGGACCCGGTGAGTCCAGACACACGCGTGCTGGCGTGGAACGTGGTCGGCCTGGCCGGCGTAGCGGGCTTCGTGGTCGGCCTGGCCGGGCTGGTGGGCTGCTGGTGGCTGGTCCCGATGGTCGGCGGCCTGTGCGCCGTCGCCCTGGCCGTCCTGGCGGCCCGCCAGGACGCGGCGGCCGCGGCGGCGCCGAGCGCCGCGCCGGTCGCGGACACAGTGGCGTCGGCGGCCCGGGGCGGTCTGCGGGCGGCCGGGTGAGGTCGCTGTTCTCCTGGCCGTCCCGGCCAGCGACCCCGACGCACGCCGCCGAGGCGTCGATCGAGCAGGTCGTGCTGACCGGTGCGGCGGGCGGCGCGTGGGGAGCGGACCCGGCCGAGACGTCCTCCGATGTCGGCTGGCGGCCGGTCGGCACGGCGGGCCGGCGCGAGGTGCCCTGGTGGACCCAGGAGAAGGCCCGGATCTACTCGGTCGCCGCCTACCGCGCGAACCCGATGGCCAAGGCGATCGTGGACACCTACGTGTCGTTCATTGCCGGCGACAAGGGCATCCAGGCGCAGGCGATGAACGCCGACGTGCAGCAGATCGTCGATGACTTCTGGACCGACCCGTGGAACGACGTCGCCGGGATCCAGGAGATCGAGCTGCGGTCGCTGCTCCTCATGGGCGAGAAGTGCCTGGTCTACGCGACCGGCGAGACCAGCGGTGTCGTGCGGTTCAAGCCGGTCGACCCGACGTTCATCTCCGACGTGACGACCGTCGGCGGGAACCCGCACTGGCTCGACAAGATCTCGTTCGCCCAGGGTGGGGCCGCGGAGGACCCGAACGCACTGTCGGTGGTCCGCGTCGATGACCTGACCGGGCTACGCACCGGCGCCGCGGCGCTGTGGCGGCCGTTCCGCGCGCTGGACACCGACATTCGCTCGCAGCCGTTCCTGGCCTCGATCCTGGACTCTCTCGACTCCTATGACGAGGTGCTGTCCAACCTCGTCGACCGGACCGCGCTGGCCCGCTACCTGGTGTGGGACGTGACCGTGCAGGGCGGCCAGCCCGAGGTCGAGAAGTTCATCCGCGACCGCGGCGGCACACACGTGCCCCGCTCCGGCAGCGTCGAGGTGCACAACCAGACGGTGTCGTGGGAGCCCAAGTCGGCGCCGTCGGGCGCCGAGGAGGACACCCAGGCCGCGAGCTCCATCCTGACCCAGGTCGCCGGCGGCGCCGGCCTATCCAAGCACTGGCTCGCCGAGCCCGACGGCGCGAACCGCGCGACCTCGCAGTCCATGGCCGAACCTGTCCGCCGCCGCGTGCAGGGCACCCAGAAAATCTGGCTCGCGCTGCAGGCCGAACGGACCCGCTTCGCGATCGACCGGGCCGTCGCGGCGGGCCGGCTACCGGCGATGGTCGACACCGTCGACCCGCGCACGGGCGAGGCCCGCAAGACGAGGGCGGCCCAGGCGCTCACCGTCACCGGACCCGAGGTCGCCGCAGCCGACGCCCAGATCACCGCCCAGGTACTGCTCAACATCTCAACCGGCCTGCAGAACCTCGTCGACGCCGGGATCATGACCGCCCCCGCCGCCCGTGTGGCCGCCCGCAAGGCCTGGGAGGACTACGTCGGCGTCCCCTACGTCGCCGACCTCGACAAGCCCGACGCGGCCCCCGACGACGTCGCCACCCACGTGGACGACACGACCCAGACGGCGCCTCCGCTGCTGACCGCGGTCGGCGGGCGCCGCTAACCCTGGAAGGGAAACCATGGACACAGCCGAGGCCGCGGCCGCGCTGCGGATGGCCACCCGCGAGGTCCTCGACGTCGAGGACGTCATCGACGGCACCCTGGCGACCACGCATGACGCCAACATCTGGCACATCGCCACCGACGACGACGGCACAGTCGTGCGCCACGACGCGACAGGGGACGCGCTGCGCGCCGGCGAACCGATCGTCACCCTCTACGGCGGGCCGGCGGCCGACCCGAAGAAGCATCCGGAGAACCTGCGCGTCGACCTCTACGCCGGCCCGGCTCGCCCCGGCGAGCGGCGCAAGCCGCGGCGGCCCGCCCGGGCCGAGAAGACCGCCGAGGGCGGCAGCGGCGGCGGCGAGAAGGCGGGTACCGGCGGCGACCAGCCGCCCGCGGGCACCGGCGCGCCGAAGGCCTGACCGCTGTGAGCGAGCGGCACGGCCCCGGGGACGCCGCGCCGCTGCTTCGCTGGTGGTCGACCGGGATCGGCGGCGCGAAGATCGGCTGGGGGACGGACGGCGACTTCGACCGCTGCGTCGCCGAGGCCTCGCAGCATCTACCCCCTGAGCAGGTCAAAGGGTTCTGCGCGAACCGCCATCACCAGGCGCTCGGCTACTGGCCGTCCCAGCACGCCGCGATGGACCGCGCCAAGGGCGCAAAGAAGAAGCCGCGGGCCCGCGGCAAGGGCCGGCGAGCGACGGCGGCCGAGGCACTCGACCCAGCGCTCTTCGACGCCCTGTTCGACGCGCTGCTCGACGTCGCGGAGGCGTTCAATCCCCACCAGCCGCGCGACCCGTTCGGCCGGTTCATGTCGATCGACGCGACGCCGCACCCCGACGAGGCCACCCACCTGCGGCCCCGCCGCAAGACGCGCGTCGCCGCCGAGGACCTGCGCCCGGGCGACGTCATCCACGGCGGCCGCCACCAGATCCGCGCCGTCGTCCCGCACCCGACTAAGGGCGTCATCGCAGACGTCGGGAACAACGCGCTGATCAAGTTCAAGCCCGGCGAGCAGGTCGAGGTTCACCGGCAGGCGTCGACCTACCGGGAGCTGCCCGAGCGGGGCAAGGCCAAGGTGCGCCAGATCCGCGCGTCCCAGCGGGGCGCCGGTGTCACCCCGATGTCCCATGACGAGATCGCCCGAGATCTGGAGCTGCACGCCGCCATGCACCTCGCCGCCGCGGACGACCCGCCGCCCTCG